ATTGTACTATCAAAAACCCCCTTTCAGCACTAATGAAGTTTTCCTCGGATCCAAGGGCGGTGTTTCACAGCTCGTGGACCACGGACCATCAGGCGTGAGGCAGGGGTATGCGGAAAAGAAAAAATTTGATGTACTTGGGCGTCCTATTCGATACACGGCAAAACGTCTTACCAAAAATCAAGTCAATATGATGAGAAAAAATCTTCCTGAAGGAGTTTCGTTAATTCCTGATCTCAATATTAAAGGGCAATGGCTATATAAGATTGATGTTTCAAAAGGAAAAAGGGATTCAAAAGATTTTAAAAGAGTGTCAAAACAATTAAGAGCTACTCCAGAAAATTTAGACATATTAATTGAGTTAAGGGAAAAGACAATGAAGGACCTATTTCCCAATCGATTACCGAAGCAGGAATTTAAAAGATTGCGTTTGGAAGAATGGCCTGAACTCACGGACAAGGCTTTCGCCGAAAAATTAAATGAATTAGGATATCGAACAAAAACCAATAATTGGACAGGAGAATTCACTGGAGGAAACGTTCATAATCATCAGATAGAATTAGGCATTGGCAAAGATGTAGGTAGAAACATAGAGACTCGTAAAATTTCGGAAGTAAAAAGAATCATCAGAAACAGTTCTGGAGGAACAAAGTTTCTACAGGTTTATAGCGGAAATGAGAAAGTGTTAAGGAATCGAGCTAATCAAATAACAGCAATCGAGAGAGCTGCAAAAACTCGAGGATGGTTTCCAATTGGAACTTCCAACGAAGAAAAGTTGTGGTCTAGTTTTTGGAGAGCCAGAAATGGGGATAGAATTAACATTGTTGGAGAATTTGCAGATGGCAATTTTCCCAGAGATGCAGATGGTAATGTAGACTGGTTCAAAAAGAATAAAAAAGATGTCCCTGCCTGGCAGAGAATAGAATTCGTTGATACGGAAGCTCCGAAAGGTAAACAAAAATTTAAGTGGGGAAATTTACAAGTGGACGTAGATAAGGCGTTTGGAAAAGGATACTTTGCTCGTAATACTAAAGGATATGATCTTGCTGTAATGGATAGTCAACAAATGTTTCAGGGACAAAAAATAGGCACTCTTGTTCGTGATAAGATGTTGATAAAGGATTTGGAAGAAAGCATCTTCAAAAGAGAAGGAGTTCGAAGAAAACCAAGCAAAATTGAAATTGATAACTGGATGAAAACCCGAAAAAAAGGTTATGCTGTGACAGAAGCCCATCACACAGAAGGTGTACAAAAAAATCCTTATAAAGTGGAACCTGCTTTTAGATATGCTAATAGAAAACTAAAAGATCTTGAATCTAAATATAAATCAGGAAAAATAGATAAGACTCGTTTCATTGCGGAGGTTGAAGCGTTACCAGGAGGAATCCGATACACTATGCCTGATGGAACCGTCATTGGATCTAAATCCAGTGAAGCTTCACGATTAGCAGCAGCTGGGAAAGAAAAAGGTTTATTAAAACATAAAGATTTTAAAAGTTATCTTAATTCAAGACTTAAAAACACATACGCTAGAAACCAAGCTAAACTTTTTGAAAAGATGGGAATTAAAATTAATGAAATATGTTCTGCCCTGGCTGCAGGTGGTGGAAGAATTGGTTATAAAGAGAGAGTGTGCGGAATGGATTTAGTTTTAGCTAATCCAGAGGAATTTATCAGAGTGTCTGAGCAAGATGCAGATTTTATAAAAGTTTTACAGGAAAATCCTCAAAAAATTAGAAAAGTGGCTTCAAAAATTGCTAGGCACACAGTACATCCCTGGAGTTTATTAGGAGGCGAACTTTGGTTCGTGGGTCTTGATACATGGGCGTCTAGAACTAGAGGCATTCCTCTGAATGAAGCTTTGGATAATGCATTCTTTTTTTATGATTTTGGTAAAGGAAAAAAAAATCTTATGAAGGTAGCTTCTGATTTAGGGTATTCAGAGGATAAAATACATGGATTCAATCAACTTTTAGGTTTAGCGCAAATCGCACAAGAGATTCCAAAACAGGAAGAAGTTTTAAGGGGCTATAAACAGACATTAAAAGGTTTGACAGATCCTAGCCCAAATATTTCTAGGGAGAAACTTTCTGCTCTTGCTCCTGGTGTAGCTGAAACAGGTTTTGCTGAATATTTATCTAAAGTTCAAGATCAAACAGATTATCTTTCTGAGCTTGAACAACAACAGCAAAGCGGATGGGATAGTTATGTATGGAATACAGCTAAACAAACAGGAAAAGATGTAAGTCAAATTACTGAGGGAGATTTAGGTAAAGGCTTTGAAGGTCTTTATAAAACTAGCGAAGAAAAAGTGCGACAAGAAATTATCGAAGCTGGACCAGAACGTTATGAAGAGAAGAAACGATATGTGTATCCAGGATCTAGTGATTTTGGAGAGGCTTTTTTAACGATGCCTTGGTTGTGGCCTAATTGGAAAGAACGTCGAAGACTTCAAAATTTATCAGAAGAAGAATTAAGACAACATAATTTAGAACGTGGCTATCAACCATGGGAAGATGTCGTAGGCGGTGAACCGTTATCCCCACTCCACATGAAGCGTTTGTATGGGCGATGGGGAAAAACGTATGAGAATTTAAGTAAATTATATAATCCAGAACACATGGCAGGTGGCGGCATAGCCAACCTAACAAGAACCGTGGCCCCTGATTCAGGGCCCGTGTCTCGAGGGTTGCGTTCGCTATATATTGATGATATGGATTAACAGGAGTACAAATGGCAGAAAACCTAACAGATAAATCGCTCCCTAACGTAAGAACAGAAGTTGCAATTCCACCCTCGGAAGCGCCAACGGACGTCGACGTTACGGAAGAACAACGACAACCCGTAGAAGTCACACCGGAAGACGACGGCGGAGCTACGATCAATTTTGAGCCGGGCTCGATCAACGTTCCGGGGACCGAGGGCCATTTTGACAACCTCGCGGACATTCTGCCCGACGACGTTCTTGATCCGACAGGAATCAAGCTTCGCGGCGACTATACCGATTATAAAATGTCAAGGAAGGAATGGGAGCAGTCCTACGTTACAGGACTCGACCTACTCGGCTTCAAGTACGACAACAGGACAGAACCCTTCCAAGGAGCATCAGGTGCAACGCATCCCGTGCTCGCAGAAGCGGTTACACAGTTTCAGGCGTTAGCCTATAAAGAATTATTGCCGGCGGATGGACCGGTTAGAACCCAGGTGATTGGAGTATCGAATCCTGCAAAGGAATCACAGTCGCAGCGGGTTAAAGATTTCATGAATTTTCAGCTGATGGACCAGATGAAGGAATACGAACCTGAATTTGACCAGATGCTTTTCCATTTACCCTTGAGCGGTTCGACTTTCAAGAAAGTCTACTACGACGATCTTTTAGGAAGAGCCGTCTCTAAATTTGTCCCTGCAGACGACCTTGTGATTCCGTATACGGCTACCTCATTAGACGATGCGGAAGCAGTGGTCCATGTAATCAAGATGTCGGAGAACGACTTGAGAAAGCAGCAGATTGCTGGTTTCTATAGGGACATTGAATTAGCAAAACCAGGTATGGCTGTCGACGACAAAATCGAAGACAAGGAAAAGACACTGGAAGGAACCACCAAGTCTACACAGACCCAAAGCGTGTACACGCTTCTGGAATGTCATGTGAATCTGGACCTGGAAGGTTTTGAAGATGTTGGCCAGGACGGAATGCCAACAGGAATAAAATTACCTTACGTCGTAACCATCGAGGAAGGTAGTATGAAAGTTCTTTCGATAAGAAGGAACTATGCGCCCAATGATCCATTGAAAAATAAAGTCCAATATTTTGTCCACTTCAAATTTCTGCCAGGACTAGGATTTTATGGCTTTGGACTCATTCACATGATTGGCGGATTGAGCAGGACGGCAACGTCGGCTCTCCGCCAATTATTAGACGCAGGCACACTATCCAATCTTCCCGCTGGTTTTAAACAACGAGGAGTCAGAGTTAAAGACGAAGCGGCACCTATCCAGCCGGGTGAATTTAAAGATGTCGATACACCGGGTGGAAATTTAAAAGATGCATTCGTTTTCTTACCATACAAAGAACCTTCACAAACATTATTAACTTTAATGGGAGCGGTGGTTCAAGCAGGACAGAGAT